GTAATAAAAGTGTAGATGAGTTTGTTAATGATAACGGAGCTTTTAAAACAACATTGTTTGAACCGTTGTTTAATGCTTCGTTAAATGTGATTTGACCTGAATCAGTATTTGAGTTACCAAACACCATTTGGTCAATTCTGTTATTTGAATCTGTTGTTATTAATTTTTCTGAACCAACTACGCCGTTTGTAGTAGGAAATAAACTTGTAAAATACTTACCACCAATTACATCAATATCGTTTGCGTCACCATTTCCATCAACCCCACCTGTTCCAGCAAATAATCTATCTCCATTATTTCCTGCAGTACCAGTTCCATAAGTTAAAGCTAATTCTCCAAGTTTTAATGTACTAGGAGCAGTTGTGTTAGCACTTCTTTTTATTCGTATTATTGTTGCCATATTCTTTTCTCTCTATTTAAAATGAACCACCATTTAAAGTGATAGAACCTGTTGTAGTTGAGATTTCGTCTCTTACAACAAACTTATCACTTGTTGAAGAATACTGAATCATTGAACCATCAGCCAGGGTACTTGCGTCTACATCGGATAGAAGTCTTAATTTTAATGTTGAGTTGGTAACAGCAGTTTGAGACGCTGCTCCAGCAGGCATAGTAACCGATACTTGTTGAGGTCTACTAATTGTTGAATCTATTCTAGCTTTTATTTGAGACACTTGTTTTCTCCCCTATTTGTTAATATTTATACCAAACGGTAACTCAAAAATATACAATTTTGAAGAAATTATACGGTCACATTAGGACGGATGGTTATTATACCTTCAATTACTCTGGTTACTACACTATCACTTGTTCTAGTGACCTCTACATCATAAACATATCTGCTAGGTGCGTCCAAAGCAGCCGTTTGTGCTGAAGTTAATGATAGTGTGATAATTCCTGTAGTCGGATTCGCTACAGCAGTTGTCATTGTAGTCCGTGTCTTTGTGCTTTCATACCCTTTAGCCATTTTGGCTTCTACGGTATGTCCAGTCAAGTCCCAAGCTGCTCCATCATTTCCCGCTAATGTTATATTACTAGAAAATGTAGTGCCTTGGTCGATTCGTAGGTTAGCAATTGCTGCCATCTAATTACTCTTTTATTTCTGTTTTTGTTTCTTCGGTATTTGTTTTAGGAGCATTGGGGTCAATTCCTAGGAATTCACAAATCTTAGCATTGTAAAATCTTATCAATACCTCAATCTTTTCCGATTCAATCTCCAGTCTAGCACGATTTTGAACAAGTTCCTGACGAGCAATCACATAATTTTTAGTCTTGTCGTCAAACTTCGTTTCATCGTACTCTTTACCATTTATCTTAATAGCCATAATTATTTCTCCTTATATTTACTATTTATACTAATTCCAGTATCGTACTTTATTTCTTTTTCATACCAATCCCTTATATCTGGTATCATTCCTTGAGTTTCATCTTCAGGGAAAGTTGATATAATAGGATTGTATATGTGTTTCTTATCTTTGTATACTTCAAAGTAAGGGTCATTACTATACAATAATTTTGGGTCATTTAATAAGTCCCAAAAATTATCTCCATAATCTCTCTCTATCCACTTTGCATAACATATTGCTACACAATAACTCTTTGCTGGATATATAAACTTATCTACTCTTTCGTGCCAATGTTTAATGGCATATCGTACTATATCCTGTTCATCCCATATTAAGGATATTTCTTTATCCATTAACATATCCGAGTGAGTAGGATTTAGTCTATGGTAGACTTCTTGTTTGATTTTCCATTCTTTCATAGCTTATATACTCCAAATTCTTACAATCATTCCATTCAGGAACATTTATATTTAAAAAATTTCTTCTATTGACTTTATAAAACTTAATATGATGATACCATCTAAACAACTTCTTCCATTGCATTATCCAATTCTGTACATAATAATTACTAGGGTGTGTATCTGATACATAGTAAGGTTGTCCTGCATAGACATTATTAAATGATTTATTAGAACTATATAAATCGTGTCCAATTAAATATACTTCTTTCATATTATTAATAGTCTTACAAGCAATATAACCACTTGAAGGACCAGCAGACCACATTGTTTGCTCTGGATCTTTTATTATATCCGTCATATTATAAACATAATCTTTTGTACACCAACTTACCGTCACCATATTCTTTCCAGTTTGTTTGTCATTATATCCGTGCAATACAAATTCATTTGAACCTGCTCTATTGTTTTCTACTAAATGACCTGACTTTCTTATTGCTCTTATATGTCTATAATCAGGAAAGAAACCTGCCAACATATTTTCATAATTCTCTTGTGGTATTTTTATCCAATCTCTAAAATAACATTTAGAAGTATAACAATAACCAGAATTATAAATGTTGTGCATAAGTGGATGGTCAACTGAAACTAATATATCTGGCGCAAAATCTTTATATAGATTATTACAACCTAATATTACTCCACGAGATTTTAATGAGTTTAAATTAAAACCTTTTCTACTTCTTCCATTACCTATACAAAATGCTCTATTTGCCATATCTCATTTCATAAGTATCCAATAGATACCTATATCCATTACAACCATTATCTAAATCTTTGACATATTGATAATGTTCTGTTAAACAACCTCCTAGATATTCACAACTCTTACATATAGGTGATATTGTTTTCTCTTTTTCTTTTTTACACCAATTTTCATATTCTTCAAAACTATTTAATTCTAAAAAGTATTCTCTATTATCTTTATCAAATTCTAATACAGCGAACTTACCGTTTGGTGTAATATATAAATGGTCATCGCTAAATGCGTTATATTCTTTATTTAAAGAAGCAATTACTTTCTTTTTATTTACAAATTCATATTTACCTTTTTTCAATGAACTTTCCATTTCTAGTAATTTTAAAATATAGTCTTCGTATTGTGCGTGGGTTACTTCTTGGTCATTTGCTTGATTAGCACTATAAGGTTTTACTTCTACACTTTTTAAATGAGATTTACCACGATTTGCTTTTTCAGATTCAAAGTTAATTCTATTAATCATAGACCAAAAGTGTTCTACGGAATGGTGCATTACTTCTTTTGTTGCTAAACATAATAGAGAAAAGTCAACTGGCAGTTTCGCCATATTCTCTCTAACTTTAATAAAGTCTTGTCTAGTTTCTAAATCCCAAGATACACTTAAATAATATTCAGGATAAAAAAATTCTTCTCTTAATACGGAAAGGTTTGTATTGATATTGATTTTATCTTTATAATATAATCTAATAACTTCTGTGATGTTCTTTAATTGTTCTTTCTTTAATAGACCAATCTCACCACCATATAAATCAATATGATTAATTTCTCTATGAGCAGAAACTTCTGCTAGTAATTCATTTAATCTTTCATCACTTATAGTTTTAGTGTCACCTAATTGTTTAGGTGTAAGATAACACCAAGAACATCTAAAATTACAATGATAAGATGGATTAATTGATAAATTAATTTTCTGTTTCGTCATAATCTAATTCCTCAAAGAATGGAGTAATACCGTATACTTCTTTTTCCATTTGTTGTATAAATTTAAAAAATTCTAATTCACTCATATATTATAGTCAAAATATCCTGCTATTCGTTCAACACCTATTGGTTTAAATTCTCCAACTCTATGTTCCCATTGTTTAGCGTGGTTTAATAATACTACATCTGTCTTGCCTGGGTACAAGTATGCAGATAAACTTTTGTTGTCCTTACTTCTTACTTCTAATTGTCCTCCTGTATCAGGATTACTTGCTGAAGTGAAATAGATAATAGCAGCAATATTTGCTCCTTCTTTATTATCATTATGCCAATTCAACGAACCTTTGTCTACTCCGTTAACTATTTCTGGTTGACCATATAAGTTATACTTATTAGACAATTGTTTAATATATTTATTACCCAAATAAGTATGGCACATTTTGAGAGCATTCTCAACTTCTGGAGTATGTACTGCTACTTTATAACCTTCTAAACTTTTAAATGGTATTTCAACACCTTCAAAAAATCTAAACGGCAATGGGTCTGCTGTAGGCCAAACTCCATTGATTAAAACATTTTCTATATTATTACTAGTTTTTATCATTGTGCCTCACTTATATATGGTGTCATTTGTAAAGTACTGCCATTTGCTTTTAGTATATCAGGTCCTATTCGTTTCATCTTCTCACAATGTTTCTCTATTACTCCAGCGTGTTGATAATCTTTTATTGTTTTTCTACAACCATTACATATATTAAACATTGGACAAATATAACAAGATTTTTTCATACTATTTAATGAAAGGTCATCTTGTAAAGGTGTAAAAAACTCACCTTTCATTTCTCTTTTAAAATCTATTTCTTTATCTCTATCATCACCAAAAGCACCACAACTATAATAGTCTCCATCGGGTTGTAAACATCTTATACCTTCATCACACTTTCTACTTAAAGGACAAGTAGTACTACAATCTTTAATAGTCAACATCATTTGTTTCGTATTAAATTCCCAAGGTGCTAAACCTTGATTATATATTTTAGTATATATCTCATATATATCTGATAATAAAAATGGTTCTTTTTGGTCACCACTTGCCATTGCATAATTTAATTTACATTCAACACCAGTTTTTTCTTCTCTATATAAATTATGTAAAGTACCTTCTGGTTCTCTATCTTCTGACATAAACTTTGCTAACTCAACATTTTTAATTGCATTGTGTTTGTTTTCTTTTGTTATAACAGAAATAAAGTCTGGTCTATAATCACAATACTTTAACATTGCGTCTGAACATTGCCAAAAGTCGTCTTCCGTAAATTCTGTAAAGTCTCCTTTTAATCTTCCACCACCATATTGAAAAGAAGTGGTTACTCCTATTCTTTTATCATTAAATAAGTCTACCCACAAACTAGGTTTCTTTAAGAACGGCCATAAGTTTGTTGTTAGAGAAATTGATGTTGCATAATCTCTTTCATCTAACCATCTAATAATCTTCCAATAGTATTCAGGTTCCATCATCAAAGGATCCCCACCATTTACTATAATAGTTTTAGTATGAGGAAATCTTGTTAAGAACTCAAATATTTGTTCGTGTTTCAACCAATTCTTTTTCTCTTTTGTTAGTTGAGTACTTGAACAAAATGTACATTTGAAATTACATAATTCAGTTGGTTTAATTATTAAATCCATATCGGTTCAGTTTTTGGTTGGTCTTTTACTTCCCATCCTAATACTAAAGATGTTCTAGGATTTTCTCCGAAGTATGGTTTAACTCTATGTACTAGAAACCCAGGAAACATTATCAGTCTATTAGGTATAGGTTCTATGTTTATGGTGTTATTTGGGTATTCAGCAAAGGTTAAATTTTTGTATATACTTAATTCACCACCTACCCATTTTTCAGGTGTATAATCACTATCTATATAATAGATTGCAGAAATAAAAGCACCTTCAACTTGGTCGTGGTGTGGTTCATATAAATGATTGGTCACACTAGACTTATCATACTTCTTTAATCTACCTTTTTGAAAATTAGATAACTCTAAATTATTATAATCTATATTATTTGATAGACAATAGTTTATCAATGTTGCATTTGCAATTTTAGAAAATTCTTTTTGACAAGGCGTAAAATTAAATGTATCTTGTCCTTTAATTGTAGTATCAATTTTACTTTCTTTTTTTAACTTATTAATTAACACTTTATCAGTTAAGAAATCGTCAAAAACATTTATCGTATCTGTAAATTTAATCTCCATATAATTCAATCCAATTTAAACCAGTTTTTGTATCTTTATCTCTAATCCAAAAGTGGTCATATATAACATCTTTTTCAAAACCAAATTGTTGCATTATCTCTCTATGATAAGGTTCTTTTTGTGCCTTCATTTGATTCATAGATAAATGTAAATAATCAAAATAAGTTCCTGTAGGACATAATATTCTTCTATCTTTAAATATATTAATTGTTTCACACCACATTGTTCTTATCAATCTTCTTCTTTCTACTGGACTTTTACTTCGCATATAACCAGGATACTTTAAAGACCCTACTATAACATACTCATCATAGATATGAAACATACCTACACCTTTTATAAAAGTATTAGGTGTTTTATTATGTACCCACATCTTTTCACCTATATTCTTTTCTGCTAGATTGTAAGTTTCAATATCATCTTCTTTCTTACCTAACCATAAAAATAAATGTGCTTGTCTACCATCTATTCTAGGTATAAATGGTTTCTGAACTGGAAATTTATCTAATTGTATTTCAATGTCTGTATTGTTAATTTTAAGTTTTGAAATATCAGGTTGCGATAAAGTTTCTTTGTACTCGTACATTTTCAATATATCTGTGCGTAAGTTTGTAAACACATTCATCCAATTCTTCCCTCCATTTATAATCGTGGTTCATAAAGCAACCTAAAGTACATCTATCTAAAAATTCACAACTAGCACAATTATATTTTTCTAAAAATTTATTTTCAATAATTGAGTTGTCTTTTTTCTTTATAGGAGAACTATACATTACTAAATCTTTTGGGTCCTGTACAAGATTACCACATTGACATAATGTATTATCTTGTAATATCAATTTACTTGTTCTACAACTAGCATAATTTCTTTTCTTAAATATCCATTCTCTTACAGGAGAACAATTTGGATAGTTATCTATTATATACTTAAAGAACTTTAATAATTCTGTATCACTTGGCATAAAAAATTTTGCGTGTTGGTCTGGTGTATAGTAATCAAAATAAATTTCATAACCTTGGTCATATAAGTGTTTAAAGTATGGGTCACCTTGTTCTAAATGATACTTTATCATTGGTTTAGTTATTAACATTGAAAAAGATTTTATTTCTTTTCCCCAATAGATTACTTGTTGTTTAAATCGTTCTAAATCTGTTTTACTAAATCTTCCTCTAGGATCATAACTTGTAGTAATTGTTGCTTCAATACCTTCGTGTTCAGACCAACTTAATAAATCTCTTAATAACTCATTACCTTCATCACTCATAATCAAATTAGTAACCCAATTAATTCTAACTTTCTTATCATATCGTTCACATATCTTTTGTATGCCTTTTGATAAAGTTTTATAAGCGTGATTTAATTCTTTATTGTAGATGGCAGGTGCAAAGACTTCGCCACCCATAATATTAAATACAACACTCATCATCAATTCGTGTTTGATAAATTTTTCTACGGGAATTAATTTATTGATTACGGTATCTATTCCAACCGTGTCTTCGTGGTTTTGCCAACAGAAAGCACATCTTAAATTACAAAATTCAAATAAATGAATTGTGTACTCCTGCTCGGGGTCTCTTTTGGGGTCTATTAAAAACTCACGCATTTAAACTCCTACGAGTTTGCGAATAGTCTGTATTTCCCTAGCGTACTTGAATCGTTATCTTTCTTTAAAGAAAGTAGATATTGAATAAAAGAGTAATTAACATTACCAATATCAAATCTTGGAATATACGCCAAAGATGGACTATTCGCCACCGCTTCATTAATTATTGTATCAAAATCACTTTTAGATAAAGATGTCTGACACGCTTTATCAAAATTTGCCATTGAGTAATCTGGATTTGGAATATTTTGTAGTGTTTGTATTGTGTTAATTATAGTTTTTAATGCAGTTTGTTTTTCACTTGACAAATTATCTATAGTTATTGTATTCACATATCCAGCATTTGCAACAGGTTTCGCCGTAAAGACATCCGTATCAGCAAAGGCAGCCAATTCTGTAATTCCTTCAAAAGGGTTATCAGCATTTATTACAACATCACTATCAGAATAACCTACAGCAGTTTGTTGCGATTTATTTAAAAGATTTAATAATGTATCTTCTCTAACATCTGTTAATATCTCTTTATAAAATCTTTTTAAGAACATATGATAAGAGGAAAGTAAATTGTCTTCGTGTGTATCAGCACCAGCAAAATACTCTCCAAGCAATAATTCAATTGAGAAATTTAAATTAAGCGCTTTAATTCTATCTAATTCTAAAGTAGGTAAAACATCAGCATATCCTTTAACATCTCCTAAACCTGCATTCAGTTTAGTTAAGTCTAAAATATGTGTTGGTTGACATTGTGTATTTGTAATAATTCTTTCGTTGTGTAAATGTATGTCTAGGTATTTAACAATACTATCACTATCACCAAAAGGTAAGATAGTTTTTAACCAGATAACAGATAATTCTAAAAATGCTTGTGTGTCGCAATATATAACAACTTTACTATTTAATGATTTTTGTTTAGTACATACATCTTCAAAGAAACCAGTTAAGTCGTCAAACTTACCTTGCATTTCATTTCTATTTTTAGCATAGTTAATTAGTGTGCCTCTATAAGCACTACCTAATTCTGATAGCATTGGATTTCCTTTTTCTTCGGAAATAACATATCTATTTGTATGACAATCTATTGAGTCATCAAATTGTAAATAAACTTTATTAAACAGGTGTAGCATTTAATCTTCCTATATCAGCTTTTTTAGCTTCGTTATATTTTTTAGTATCAAACTTTCCTTCAGCAACTGCCCAAGTCATTAAAAACATAGGGTTTTCTTTTACACCCCAATAATCAAATAGACTTTTGCCTTTAAACATATATTCTGTAAAGTATTTAGTATAATACTTAACATTCTTTTCGTTAGTTTTATTATAATAAGAATAAAAATCTGTATGTTTCAATAGACTAACAAAATTAATACCTTTTACATCATTAGTCTCATCTTTAGGATAAGTCTCAACAAAATCTTTAAAAGCACCTTCTCCTACAATAGACATATTGTATAAAGGCAGACTTTCTAATTTGTTTGCCCATTCTTCTATTATCTCTAAATTTTGAGAAATAAAAGCACCGTGAAGTACATTTTTCTCTAAACCTTTATGTTCAAAAAGAACTTGCATAGCAACTCTTTCTAACATCGGTATACTTACTAACATTTGTGTTTCAAAATATGATAATAGTAATTCATCATCATAGTTTAATATATCGCAAGGTATATCTAAATTGCTTATATAAGTTAAGAATTGAGCACCTTTTAATTTACTCTTTTCATAATCTATCATATAACTTTCAGATTTATCTTCAAAATATTTTTTTAAATTCTTTAAATCAATTGGTACTATAGTTTCAATCATTATCTTCTGCTCCTACTTCCGTGGCAACTAGAGTGGCAACTTGAATGGCAAATAGTTTTTGTCAATGTATAAGTTGTTCCTCTTTCAGTATTATATGTACTTGCAAGTGATGACATAAAGCTCTCTATACTTGTTGAACTAACAACTTGTCCTTGCGTTAATGTACCTGGTTGAGAAATTGTGGGATTTGTTCTTTGTCCTGTTGGTAAGTGTGCAATTTGTGTATCTGAATATTGTTGACCAGCACCTGTCATTGTAACCACAGCATTTGTATTTTTAATATTAGTGTAAAGCAACATTTCTGTTTTTAATGTATTGTATATGTTGAAAGCGTTAATATTACTTCCCACCGTACCAATATTAGTTCCTGATATACCAAGACTAACTGCTGATACTTCTGTCATTGTTGAAATAGTTCCACTTGCACCAGAATTAGAACCAGTTAAAACATCATTTTGTAAAAAATTTGTTTGTCCAGAACCTGCTACTATATTTCTAACTTTTAATGTATTACTAGAATAATCTACAACCGTACCTACCGTACCTGAAATAGAACCTGTAACCGTTTCGCTTGCTGTAAAAGTTCCACTAGCACTAGTTAATACTAAAGACATACCATCTACTACTCCACCAAAATCTGAAGCAGCAAACGCTGAGTGTCCTGGTAAACTATCTGTACCCCATACTATTTGAGTATCAGCTACATCTGTTACCAATTCTTTAAATCTATCTACAATGTTCTGTGCCGTTATCGGACTTGTTAATGTTACCATATTGCCTCACTTCTATTTTGCGCCAAATGTTTCATAAGTGATTTCGGAGCGCCACATATATCACCTTGCCATCCTAATTGGTGACAATCTCCACCACAATACTTGAAAACTGGACATTCCCAACACAATGGGTTTCTTGCCACTTCACACGCTATATTGTGTAATCGCTTAGGACTATTTATAAGACCATCCAAAGGGTCATCTAGCGTTCCAAAAGTAAATTCAGGAGCAGCATTAGGGCAACCACCTATTGTGCCAGTTGCGTTTAGTGTAAATAGTTTTTGTTCACAATCTCTACAGAAAGTTCCTTGCGTATTGTCTCCAGCAGTAAATTTTGAGTAAATAGTTTCAAAAAATTCATTTTCAAACCACTTTCTAGCATTGTATTGTATCATCTGCTCGTGCATTTTTAAAAACCATTTATCTTGGTCTATGTTTCGTGGGAATATTTCTGGATGTAAGTTTGCATTACCATTACCTGTCAATCTTTCAAGTGCCATTTCTTTAACACCTAAATCCTTTACCCATTTCAATAATTCAATTGGCTCAATTGCTATTGTATCTTTGGTTACTGATATAAAAAGTTTAACCGTTATACCTTCATCAACTAAAGTAGCAACATTTCGTCTCCATAAGTTTAATTGTTTTTCATTCTCAAAACGAATCTTCGGATCCCAAGATGTTCCACATCTGCCACCAAGAGGACCTTTCATAAAATCTATGTGTTCTTGTTTTAATTTGAAACAAAGATTAGTGGTTACACCATAAGATTGATTGTCCCACAATCCTTTAGTTGCGTCATACACATAATCCATTTCAGATACAGGAACCAAAAATGGTTCACCACCGTGAAATTCTAAATGTGCTGTGTCGTTTTTGTGATAGTTAAATTTGCGAAATGCTTTGAACCATTTAATAATCTTTGTTGTGTCCCAATATACTTTAGGTCCAGATGTACCTGAAGTAAAACAATGTTTACAATTTAGATTACAGGTTTCGGTTGTTTTGACATAAAACATCCAATTCATTATTATATAACTCCAATACTTAACCCCCAAGTATCAGCTTCACTTTCAACAAAGTGTTCAACACCTTGTTTAATGATAATTCCTTCATCATCATATATCGGTTTAACCTCATTATTCATATTTACTTTCTTTTTGCCTTTTACAACATATAAGTAAACATCTTTGTCGTCTTTATGAGATTTGAAACTAACACCTGGTTTTTGATTCACAAATAAATGAATATCTTGTCTAGTCTTACCTGTGATATTCTTTACTACTTCATCTAAAACTTCTCTTAACCAAGAGACATCTTCTAAACCTTCCACCTTAATAACTTTAAATCTATTAAATTCTCTTAACCATTCTCCATAAGTCATATGTTCTTTAACCTCTCGGTCAAGTCCATTATCATCTATGTAAAATAGTTGTCTTGCTTCGTATCTGTTATGATTTTGGATTTCGTCTTTTAATCGTTTAATCCACAATTGAGTTTGTTCGTCCATTATATACTCCTACTTACCAACAACTATTTCAACAATTCTTTCTCCTGTTGAGTCATCATTGACTAAAGATTTTCCAATTAATGCACCTGTTCTAGGTTCTGCTTCTGCTCTTCCACAACCTTCTTTTTCACAACTAACAATCATATCGCCTTTTCTTACAGGTCCACATACTCTACAAGGAACTCTTCCTGTTAATGCAACAGCGACAGACATTCCTTCTAAACTTCCATTCATTATGAAAGCAGGTTTTTCTGATACAACACCTACAACTTTTGTACAATGATTTTGTTTACAAGAAGTTACCTCAGCAACACCACCTATACATAAGACGGTACCTACTGGATATTCTTTATCAGTTAAATATTTTTCTGCCAAGTCAGCATAGTTTGCTTTTGTAGCAGTTGTTGTTAATGTATTTGTTGAAGGATTGTAATATAAATCTGTATCTGTTTTTAATCCTTGGTTACCAGAAGTTGCGTCAGCAAAAGTAATATATCTTGTTGCGTTTGCTGTGTTGTCAGCAGTAATAGCAACAGCATTTGATTGTGAAGCGGTACCTGTAATATTATTTGCAATTAAAGTATCTACGGTTAATGTTGAAGTTGGAAAATCTTTTAATTTAGCAACCGTTATTGAAGTGTCAGCAACTTGGTCTGTACTAACAGCGTCATTAGCTATCATTGTTTGAGTAACCGTAGCTGTATCACCTGTTGTGATTACGGTTCCACTTCTATCTGGTAAAGTAATTGTATTATCTTGTCCTGGGTCATCAACTCTTAATGTAGTTTCAAAAGAGTTAGCAGTTGCACCTTCAAATTTCATTGAAGCACCATTAATGGTTACACCAGCACCTACTACCGTTCCACCAGCAGTTATTCCACCACTTGTATTTAATTGTTCGTTTCCGAAATCTATTGTACCACTTGAAGATACAATTGAACCATTTGAAATAGTTATATTTCCAATATCAGCAGAAGTATTAACATCTATAGTTGTTAAACCTGTTAAATTAGTATCCAAGTTAATTGTTAATGTATCTGGTGATGATACGATAGCTTCTAAACCTGTACCAGTACTTACGGTCAATGTGTTACCAGAAGCAACCGCCTGATTGTTTGTACCGTCTGTTAGTGTAAAACCAGCAGCGGCAATTGCGATTGCGTTAATTTCATTTACAGCACCTATAACCGTAGTTGCTGACAATGAACTATCTAGTGTTGCAATGTCTCCAAAATCAGATAAAGCAAGAGCGTTAAATTCCGTTCTTAATTTATCTAAACTATCTGTCGTTGCGACTTGTCTAACTGCCATTTGATTTTATCATCCTTTTAATTTCTATTAATTCTGCCTTTAAAGTATTTATTTCTCTACACATATCTTGCATTTTATTTTTATCTAATTCTCTTTGTTGTTTTCTAGCAATATATATCTCATATTCAGTTGAACTAGTATTTACAATAGCATTAGATTTTAAATCTCTTTGTAAATGGTCAAAATTCATTACTTTAATCATTGTAGAACTCATTAAATTATATTGCCAATGCAATTCCTCTCATATCTCGTACTATTGGAGGATAACTAGAGTTAGTTCCTTTTAGTACTATTTTTAATTGGAATGCAGTAAAGGTATTTACACCACTTACAGAATATTGATACTCTCTAAAGTCATCATCAGCTTCAGAAGAAGTAACCGCTTTATCAGCACTACCATCTCCGTTAAATGCTGTCCAGTTAATATCATTTATATTTCTAACTTCATCAGCACTCGTTGTTCTGTAATAAACTTCTACTTCAGCACTAGCTCTAACTGATTGTGTCAATCTAATATCTAACGCCGTTGAGTTGTTTGCCAATACAACAGGTTTAATAATATATTTTGAAGCACCTGAAGTATCACTAGCAGCTGTTTCAGGAACAAAGTCTGGTGTATTACTTGAAGTTGGACTATTTAATCTGTTTGAAATACAGAATACACTATTTCTTGCTAAGTCAATAACAGGAGTTAGTTTTGTATTTGTAGTTGACATTTCTATTATAACATAAAAAGATTTTTTACCTGACATACGAGTTGTCTCATTTGGTTGAGACATAACTGCCTGTGGTTGAGTAAAGTAAATATCATCTGCCATAGTAACCGATTGTTTATTAACTTCGGTTGTTAAAGCATACGGACTTTGTGAACCGTGAATTGCTTTAGATGTTGTTGTTCTTACATAAGGAACAATTGAAGTTCCTGGTACTGCTAATGTTTGTAGACCAGCTAAATTCAATACATCAAATTGTCTATTTTGTGTAGCAGTAACCGCTGTGCCACCAATATCTCCAGTTGCGTTTGCAGTTCCACTAGTTGTTATATCATAACTATCTAAAGTTATATTTGATATAGAAGTATATGTTCCATTAATATCTGTTGCATTAATTCCATTATGAATACCAGCTGGAACTCCAGCAATAGTTATACACGAATTCGTATCGTGTAAGTTATGATTTTTATGGAATACTCTAATTACAGCAGAACTATTTGTTGTTCTAATTGGATTTTGTTCTAAAGCTGAAGCAGGTAATTCTTTATTAGCTAAATGTACCGTTCCAACTACATTTGAATATTCAGCTCTTTTAATTGTAAATTTAATATCTTCATTTGGTTCAGAAGTCCAAGTTGAACCGTTTTGAGATTTAAACATAACGCCAGCGTATGGTTGTTCTGATATTGTTCTACTAGAACCTATCGCAGTTTCACCTAATCTAGCAACATAAGTTTGATAATCGTTTGAGTTTGACATTACAACAAAAGCATACTCTACTTGGTCTTGTATATAAACAGGACTAGGGAAAGTAAATGTTGTTTTTACTGAAGCGTCTGAACTTGTATTAACTTGACTTGGATTTAAAGTAACCTCTCCAAATGGAAGTATTTTACTTCCTGGATAACCGTTAACCGTATTTCTAATTTGTACGGTTACAGGAATGTTTGCGTCTTTAGTTGAGAAATATAAATCTATTGATGTTAAAGAAACACCACCTTTCTCATCTGTTAAAAATGTTTGTGATAATGGGTCGTGCCAACCAACCGTTTGTACTACTTGTCTTGTACTTGTTCTATTAACCGTTTGTTGGTCTGTTACCGTTGTCATCACATTTGAAAATTCTCTAGTTGAAACAATTGTATCTCTAACCGTATTCAATAATCCTCTTGCAACATATTCAGCGTTTGCGGCCGTATCAACAGCAGCGGCATCCATAGAGTTAGTACTTGATGAAGTTAATCTAAATGTTCTATCACCTGTTCTCCATCTTGGATTAGAATTGTTAGTTGGATCAGGTATTGCAAAAGTTCCTGATACGGAACCATTTGCGTCTGTAACCAAATTTCCTCCAAGTGAACCACCTGTTGGGGTTACATAAGAAGTAATATCTACATTATCAAAGAAAGGATAAACTCTAGCATTTGGTTTCATTCTTGTACCAGAAAAGGCAACATCCCTACTTCTAATAAATGCTACAAAGGCAACATCAACTACTCTATCTCCCATACTTGTTCTAACCGTTTGAGGTATTGCAGTTGTTGTAATTCCTGTTCTACTTTGGTTAACTTGATTGATAGAAGTAATATTAGTTAGTTGTTGGATTGCTCTACCATTTCTCCATCTACCACCTACTCTTGTTGAAGAAACTTGCGTTGGTGCGCCAGTCCAGTTTGTTTGCCATTCGTTCCAAACCGTACCCATAGCTATTTGATTTTGATTAGGTACATTTCCTTGTCTTAATAATTGATCCCAAGCACCTGTTGTAGAGTTAACTACTAATTCAGGTGTTCTTTGTGTTTCTCTCCATTCATCACTTGAAGGAGTTAATTCTAGTGTTCCCATCCAACTGAAAATAGCGAAAGGGTTAATATTAATTGCTTTAGAAGCAAAAGGTTGATTAATTAAATCTGTTTCTGTATATGGTAATGTTAAACAATCACCAGTCTTTATGTAGTTAGCTGCTGTTCTATCAGCGTCAACTAAAACCGTTCCATCGTTATCTATTTCTTCTACCTCAACAGCTTGTTGGTTAAAGTGAGGTCTTAATTCTCCTTTAGACATATCTACTGAACATCTGTAATCACCACTTGTAACCTGACCAATTCCGTGACCTTTAAAGTTATCTACAATAATTCCATTTTTAAATCTATCAAAACCATCAGCGTCTTGTATTTGTAAAGATTGAGCAGCACTTTCTAGTAAAGATAATTGAGTATAATATTCAACTCTATCAATTTTCTTTTCAATAGCTCCAATATCTCTCATTGTATATCTTCTATTGTCAACCGTTTCAAAAACTACATCTTCGGTTGATAAGTTATACGCAGGTAAAGAAATTGTGTAAAGGTGCATTGCGTTATCAATCTTATCTGGCGCCTGTGGTTTAACATCAGGAGCTCCTTTAAGTACTTGGAATTCACCTTCTCTTGTTAAGAATAATTTATCTATTCTTCCTTTATAAAATTCGTGGTCTGTGGTTACATTTGTTCCAAATTTAACAACATCAACCGTTGAAGCACCAGTACCGTCATAACTTCTATTTTGTGAACCAGAGTCTATAGTTGAAGCGTCATCTACTCTTGGTCTGAAATCTAATACATCACTTAACTTATATTCAGCACCAGTTGTGTCAGAAGTATAATTTGGAATGTTTTCGTAATCTATTTGTCCTGAATAACTATCTACACTAAAGAAATCTCCATTACCGTGTGTGAAATAGTTAAATGTAATTAATAATTGTCCTGTTGGATTTAAACTTCCATCAACTCTTTTTAATCTTCCAATATCATAGTAGTTATCTCTTTGACCATTATCTAAAGTAAATCTACTTGTAATATCTGTATCACTAGTTGTTGGAGTTGTACTGAAATCAGCTGCCATATGTACAGAAGCAAGTGAGTAAATATCTGCCTTACCTAAACCAATAACATTTGCCTCACACGCCGCTTGAGTTGTAATAGTTGTAGTAGCATTTGAAGTTAATGTTTTTGTTTTTTCGTTTTGTGCTGATTTACTTAATGTTCCAATAATTTTTACTTCGTGTCCTTGATGGTTAGCTCCAAAATCTAAAGTTAATGTACGACCAACAGGTGAACCAGATAAAGTAAAAGCAGCGTCACCTTCGTGTTGGTTTCCAGTTGTAGATAATTTATCTCCAACATTACCAGCAGAAGAAGAACCACCTTTTGACATTATGGTTACTGAATAGTCTCTTTCTGATTGAGAAAGGAAAGTCTCTCCTGTATTTGCTGTAATAGTAATATCTCCTGTTGAAGTTAATGTTCCAACAAAAGTTTTTCTAACCGTAAATAAGGTATCAGCAATACCAGAGTTTGTTTCTGTTTTTAATGTTTTAATTGTACTATAAGGTAATTCAAAGATAGCAATATTTTTATCAGCTTCTTGTAATTTTGCTCTTCGTCTTATAGCGATTGAGTTTGATACAGCAGTTCCACCAATAGCACTTGCAAGTGTTAATGATGAAGAAGTTTTAATTTCTAAAACTTCTCTTGTTGTAATTGTTCCGCCTGTATCAGCAAATTGAAGTGAATCTCCAACTTTTAATTCTGTATCAAATTTAGTACTGAAACCTACTACATCTTGTCCACCACCTGATACTGAAATTGAACCAGATAGTTGTTGATTGTCTCCATAAGCAGTTGATAATTCTGTTTGAGCAGTATAGTTTGGAGTTCCTGCCATTGTAATTTCTTTTATATCACTAGAACCATAACTTGTAAATCCTCTATTACCAATTACACTTGTTTTTACGATAGCAGTATTAGAAGAAGTGCCACCTGTAATTGTTTCGCCATCAGAAAATTCTCCTTGTACATTTGATATAACTACTTTTCCAGTTTGAGCTGAACCACCTGTACCAGCACCTGTGTGAGCAGTTCCGTCAACAAGAGTACCTGTACTATCAAGTAATTGGAAATCTCTTTTTGCAGTACCACCTATTTTTTGTTGAACATAGTAAGTATTGTTATTTAATTCTGTTTGTGTGGTAACACCAGTAATTTTTATTGCGTCACCATTTCTAATATCTAAATCAGCAGTCATTGTTATAACAACAGGATTAGCTGCTGTAGATGAAGCGATTGTAGCAGTTGTTCCAGTAGATACATTTTCTACAACACCAGTTGCACCAGAAGTTGAACCAGTTAGTTTCTCTCCAGTTGTAAATGCTGTGTTAGTTGTGATACCTATATGACTAAACATTTCTATATCAAATAAGAAGTGTTTAAAAATTTCAGTTGTTTGTGGAGCTACAGCTCCTGCACCAGATATTGCTGAACTTGTACTTGCGTTATATTCAAATCCTTTAGATTTAGCACGACCAATATCTAATACTAAATTTTCGTTGTTTGCAGTAATTGTTCCTGCTGTATAAGAAGGTGAAGAAAGTTTTAATTGTAATGCTTTATAAGCTTCTACTTTTCCTGTTATAAAATTTACATCTGGAGAACCATAAACATTAGATACATTAACAAAATTTCCTACATCAAATTTTGTAGGGAAACCATTTTCACTTCCAAATGTTCTTGCCTTATCTATTGTAATAAATTCTGTTCCTACTTTATCTATTTCGTATCCTTTAACATATGCTTTTCCAGGAGATAATCCTAGTGCAAGTTTAGTAGCGTCACCACCATTTGCAGAAGTATAGATACCTCTATTATCTCCAGAAATTAAATGTTCTCTAACATCTAAATCAAAAGGTCTTACGGTATAGTCACCACTTTCGTCATATGTTCTACGAGCAAAAGTATCTTCTAATACTCCGTATTCTGAACTTCTAACTTTATTTTGTAAAGCACCATCACTTAATCTTAATAATTCTATAAAGTTTGAATCTTCAATAGAAGTTAAAGCAAGTTTAGCAAGTGTTAATGAAATTTTAAATCTGTGAGCACCTGGAGCGTTTGCGTTTGAAGAACCTTGAGCATTATCTACAAGTGAAGCGTCATTGTTTGGGGTTACAAAACTTTCAGCTATAGATAATCCAATTCTATAACTTGGAGTGTTTGTATATTTGTCTAATACGATTGTTTGTTGGTCAACACCAACAGCAAAACCATTAATGTAATAAGTTCCAGAAGCAACTGAAGCAGCTGAACCAATATGTGAAGATGTACATACAGCAGTTAGATTACCTAAAGTACCGTGTGTTGCAACCATTGATTCACCAGCAACAAAATCTTTTGTAGTATTACCTACACCAGTTTTTGTATATTTGATGTATAAAGTATTTGGGTCAGTTGAAGTTGCAATATCACTTGCCATAACTTTAGCTTCAACAGCAGAAGTTTGTCCTACTAAAGTTAATCCTTCAAAATCTGAAAGTGTAGTTGTTCCTGTAAATGAAGTTAACTTAACTGAATAGTATTGTAAGTCATAAGTAATCTCACCAGGTATCATTTGAGCACCACTCTTAAATATGTGGTCTCCAAATTTTTCAATCTGGTTTTGTAGTATAGATTGTGATTGTGTTAACTCTCTTGCCTGTACAGCGAAAGCTGGTCTGAATAATATTCTATGAAAGCTTTTGCTTTCCGAGAAATCATCATAATAAGGCGAGAGATTAAAGTCAGTTGGACTTGGCATTTATTTCCCTCGTTAAAATTCTATGATTAACTTAACATTCTCCGTTTGGTCAACACTTCTGGTTACTGGTGCTCTATTTTCAATGTACATTACATCGCCAGAGTCAGCGTCTAATTCAGAAGCAGAATAACCTGAAACTAAAGAAACATTGTTAACCGTTTCAGTTGTGCCTGTTGGAGTTCCTGTTGGTGTACTTGCACTATCTCCAGTAACCACATTGGTTCCTGAAAAAGCAGTCATATTGCCATTTGCGTCAACACCTTCGTTAGTATATCTTGTTTGTGTATAAAATAAAATTAAATTAGCAGCATCCCATTGAACAACTTTACCAATAGCACCTGTATTTGTTTGTGTAATTTTTTCATCAGCAGTAAAAGTTCCTGCACCTGAATTAAATCTAATTGCTTTAGTTCCTCTTAAAGTTGTTGTACTAGCAGCTGAACCACCAGATTTAGGGTCTCTAATTAAAGCAACTCTTCTAAAATCGTTTTGTGTAGCAAAGTCTCCAGAGTTTGCAGTTTCAGCACCTTCAAAAGAAGTATTAAGTATTATAAAGTAAGCACCTAATTCTTCAAATGGGTCTGAACCGTGTCCACCTTTTGGTTCTGCTATTACATCTATTTCAGCACCAGATAAACTTCCACCACCAGCAGCATTTATATCTGCCATTCTAACATATCCAAAAGAATAGTTAACTGGTGTTCCAGTAACCACAGCATTTGTAACCGCACCTGAAGCAATAGTTATTGAACAAGTTCCGCCAGTACCATCTCCTCTAATTGCGATACCTGTATGTGTACCATCAGTACCACCTGTACCTGCTGATTTAATTTTTAAAATTGATAAATCTCCATCTACAGCAGCACTTGTTACCGCTGAGTTTGTTGAAACTCCCATAAAGTCTGTTGATAAGAAATTAGCTTGAGCACTTGCAGATAAAGTGAACATATATTTCCACTTGTAGTTATCTGAAGTTTCTAATATATTAACACTTTCTCCTGTTGGTTCAACCGTTGAAGCAGAATTGTTATCGTTGTCTAAACATTTATAGACTTTAAAGTTTGAATTCATCGCATAGAAATTTGCGTCATATAAATTCGTTGCACCACTATTAGCAGTTTGAACATTAGTAGTTCCTGTTATTCTGTTTCCATAGTCGTGTCTGTAAATATCGTAAGTTGTTCCAGATGTCCAATTTATTCTTGGAGCAGCAAAAGCTACATCTGAAGCAGTAATTTTTTTAGCAGCCAGTAAATCATCAAAAGTATCATACTCATCTTGTACTGAATCGGCTGGTGTAATAGGAGCTGAATCAGTTCCTATGTTATCTGTTCTTCCATCTGCTCTATCTTTAGTTCCAAAAGCAGAAGGTTTTCCTATTCCTAGGTAATAGACATTTGGACTTGCTTCACCAAAAGATTCCTCAAATTGTTGAGCATTATTTCGTCTAAATTTACTTGTTATAATCGCTGGCATTGTTTGTTTCCTGTTTCTTTGTACTATTTATACATCTTCCCATTAAGATATGTTTATTGTATTTCCCATTCCACTATGATTTGTACATTGGTAATATAATGTTGATGGAGCATTCATTGGTACGCAGAAAGTTATTGTTCCACTACCTGTTGAGTTATTATCTACACCAAATCCATATGCACTTCCACCACTTGCCGTTCTTATTTCAAACGGATGTGAAGCACCACTAGATACCGTAAAAGTGTATGTATGTCCTTTCTTTAAATAAAGTACAGGATCATTTTGCGAACCACCACTATTATGAGTAGTAAATCCATCACCTGTAAATGTAAAGTCTGTTGAACCGTTATTAGATACATTAAAATTAGCTGCTACTTTAGAAGCAGGGACATAATCATTAGGTCTCCATCTTCCAGTACCACTAACATTTTCATATACTAATACTTGTCCATAAACTGGAGTAACCGTAGTAGTATCAACATCTGATAGTCTATCAACACTATCGTTTTCTGTTATAATGTTTATCCAACCAGAACCTGTAGCAAAGTGAGCTTTACTATCACTTGTGGTTACAGCGAACATACCAGTATAAGTAGCTGCCGTTGGTAAACCAGCAGTATTTGTAAAATCGTATCTTGCTTTTGAACCAGAACCAGTTAAATCTAATTTACCTGTTCCTGAAATTGTAAATCCAGCAGTATCTAAACCAGCACCTAGTACTGGACTTGCGTCATCTGATAATTCTGAAACAATAGATGTAGGTCTCCAATCTGAACTTCCAGAAACCCAAGTAAGTACTTGTCCGTTTGTTGGAGTTGCAGTTGTCGTATTTACATCAGCAAAAATATCAATTGATGATAATGTAGTTGCGATTTCGTTCCAAGCATTATTAGAAGCAAGGTAACCTTTGTGAGTTGATGTATCAACAGCAAAAGCACCTGGGTAAGCACTAGCAGCTTCAAAACTTGCAAGAGCATTAGCACCTTGAGCAATAAATGAACCTAGTGTAGCACATCTTAATTTAATATTTCCTGTTGACACTCCAGTTAAAGCTGGGTCATCATAAGTTTTGTTTGAAAGTGTTTGTGAATCTGTTAATGTAGCAACCGTGTTATTAATTGCAATTGAAATATTGTCGTCTGATACGGTTGTTGATATTCCACTACCACCACCAAAGTTAAGTGTATCGCCTACCGTAAATGTATCATTAGTACCAATATCAGCAGAAAGAGTAATTGTACTTCCTACTTGTTTCCAAAACATTGCACTTGCGCCGTCTGTTGCAAGTACATAGTTTGATGTTCCAGCAGAAGTTGGAAATGTTAGTGTATCTAATTTAATTTTTCCTGTACCGTGTGGGATTAATTCAATATCTCCATTTGAAGCAGAAACAATTTTGTTTCCGTTTACATCTAAATCACCACCAAGTTGTGGAGTTAAGTCAACTGATATGTCTCCAGCAGCTGCCGAGTTTGTTGGTTCAAATCTACTATTAGTCGTAGACCATTGTAAAATTTGGTTTGAAGAAGCTCCTGATACTACAATTTTTAAATCTGAACCGTCTCCTAGTGCTGTATATAATTCATTTATATTATCATTAATTTTATCACCACCGACACGAAGATTATCACCTGTTCCGTCATTTGGAGAACTACCTAGATTTATTGTTTGCTTTGCCATATCTCTTTTCCTATTATTCTAATATTTATACGCCATCTTTATGAGCTTGCGTCAAAAGTAGCAGTACCACTACTAAATTTCTTACTTGTATTACTAAACTTGCCTTGAGGCACTAAAACCTCAACAGGCAAAGTAATATAAGTCTTTGCTATAGTTGCTAAATCGCCAAATTGAACTTCTGTTCCATCAGCAGGCGTATTAGAACCTATTACTCTCAAATCTTTTACTCTTGCCCAATTCATAGCACTTGTATTAATCATACCTTGGAATCTTCTATCAAATTCTCTTAATCTTGGTCCAGCATATACAGAACCGAAGTTTGTATTGATTGTTCTGAAATAATAAAATGGTTTAAATTGAAAAGAATACGATATTGGAGTTTGTGTTAAGGTAACATCCCTAGTTGTTGTTGAGAAAGGAGATTTACCTCCTTGGGCAACATCAGCAGCTTTTCCTTCAAGTGGATTACTTCTTAAAGTTGAACCATCAGTTTTTGTTCCTAATCTTCTACCAAATACACTACCAAACAATGTGTTCATTAATGTAATCCAAGGACTTGAAGTAATACCAGTAACCCTACCAACAACAGGCATTTTAATTCTGTTATCTAATTTTAATTCAATATTAACTTGTCCTGTAAAGTAGAAACCAGCAGGGTGCATTGTCTTTTTAAATGCGTCTCGCCATTCATTAATAGTACGACCTACTTTAACAACATATGAGAAGTCCTGATAGTATAAACTATCTTGTATCTTCATTGTTGTTTCTGATAAGTGTCCGTCTTCTGAAACATATCTACCTTCACTTGTTGCTAATCCAACAACATCAATCGTTGCAACTGCTGGGTCTGTTTTTCCCATTAAACCAGTTGTACCTGAAAGACCACCTGTTATAGTTTCATCTACAGAAAAGGAATTAGCATTTCTATCTTTTAATCTTAATAATTTTCTATTAGCATCCCAACTTACTACAACACCAGTTGCACTAGAAGAAGAACCAGTAATTGTTTCGCCAACTACATAGTTTCCATTTGTACTTAACGCAATAATTGATTCTATAAACTGAACTGCTGGAGGTGTTGACGCTTGTTCGTGTGAACGACCACTTTCTATTATATCAATTCCTAATAATTTTCCAATTTCGTCTCCATATGAAAGTACTTCAGCGTTAACTCCATTTAAACTATTAATAGTAACCAAAGGTGTTTTTGTATAACCAGAACCACTATTAATTAATCTTATATCTGTAATATCACCTACTCCATTTTCTAAAACTATTTTACTGCCTGGGTTAATATCATATCTGCTTGTTGCAGTTTCAAAAAGTATATGTCCATCGTCACCTGTTTCATTACCAATTGCTCCATTAGCAACAGCAACTTCAGCAACAGCTCCACCACCATTTGTATTTGCATTATCAAAAACTAATTGGTCACCTATTTGATATTGTGTACCAGAAGCGTTAATATAGAAATTTGTTATTCCAGAACCACCAACTTCTCCAACTTGACAGATTGAACCTTGTCCACCACCTGAAAGTTTAACTTGGTCTCCTTTAATATAGTTTGCACCATCATTTGTTATTGTAAATGTTCCAGGAACACCAGTAACCTCAGCTTTAATGTAAACATCATCGGTATCTGTTTTTGTTCCTCTAACTATTTCATTAACTTGAAAAGTTCCAACAATACTATCTTGGTTTAATAATAATTCTGATACAAGTTTGTCTCCAATTTGGAATCTATTTAAATTTTCTATAATTGCAGTTGCACCAGAAGTTAAACCTGTAATTTGTCTACCAACTAAATCTCCTGTGTTACCTACACTATTAATTGTTCTTAAAACTTGGTTAGAAGTAAACTCTCCATCTGATACTCTTAACATTTGTTCTTTTGGATAAAATATTTCTGAATTCTCACCAAATAACAATCTAAAAAATAATTCGTGTCCTTTTGCAGTCCCTTTAGTACGATATAAAGTTTTTACTCTTTTAATTAATTCTCTTTTGTTAATATCACCGTGTAAGTCTTCTGGAATTGTATTTAAGACTTCGTTTCTAAATTGAGATAAGAAATGTTGTATAACTTTATCGGGATCCCTAAAGTTTAATAATTCTTGGATTGATTTTACTGGATTTGGTCTATAACTTCCTGCAATACCTGAAGCACCAGAAGTTAAACCAACAATTGTCTCACCATCTATAAATTTATCATTTGCATTTATGAATAATCTATTATTTTTTAAATCTTCTGCTAATATAGCAGTTTGAGCATTAGAAGTTTGACCTTTTATGATTTCGCCGAAAGTAAATTTTCCATAAGTGGAAGTTTCTTGTAAAACTTTATCGCCAGCGTCTATTTGAGTTGCTTCTGAACCAAGTCTACTTGCGTCCAACAATAATTTGTTAGATTGACCTGTTTCTGTTTCTAATAAGATACCTTCTGTTGATTGAGATTCAGTAATACCTAATTCAGCACATTCCATAAATGTAAAATATGCTTTTAGAAATTCTACAAATTGAGGATGGTCTGATATTACAAATTCAGGTACCTGACCTTGAATAAGACTGGTAATCTTTTTAGTAAACTTTGCCATTTATTAGTAAGAGCTTGTTGTAGTGTAACCAACTCCAGCGTCTGAACTTCCAGCAACAAAAGTATCTTTTTCAACCGCAATATTAGAATTAGCAATATCTATTTCTATTATTTGGTCTCTTACTGGTACTATGTCTTTGGAATCAGGTTGCACGGTTAATTCTATAACACTTGAAGCACTTCCTCTTATATTTGAAATTGATGTCACCTGTAATGAATTAATTGTTATAGCACCTGTCGTATAATCTATTGTACCTTGCGTTGAGTTTGAATAAACTCTTGTTGCACCTGACAAATAATATCTTCTTACTATTCCATTACCATCATCATCTAAAAATTGTTCTTCACTATAACCATTTACTTTAAAACCTGTTGAAGATAGTATACCACCTGCTGTTGCGTTATGTCCCATATGTGGATTGTATAATGCGTTTCTAAAATATACATTATACTTTAATGAACTACCAATAGAAGGTGTTAAATCTTTTCTTATCTTTAAAGTTGTTATGTTTGACAATATTGAACTATCAACATTATCAATTAATGTAGAAACTTTACTATGTCTGAATACACTATCAAATTTTTGAAGTGTAGAAGCATTATAAGCAATTAAGTTGCTTGTAATATTTGCTTTTAATGTTTCAGCGTCTTTAGTAGTTGCTGAAGAATTAAATTTTGCAGTTGTAGATAATATTATACTTGTTGTTTCAGGATCAACTATTTGTGGAGTAACCGAAGCAACATTATATTCTTTTAGTTTATTAACAATGTCTGCTTTTGTTTGAGTAGTTAAAGTAGAACCACTAGCTGCCTTAATTGCAATTTTAACAACACCATAAATTGGTGTTTCATCATCTTCACCACCCCAAGCACTTACAGCAATAGCATTTGGATATAAAGATTGTACTTTTGTTTCATAATCAGAAGTGGTTACTGCTCTATCTTGCGCTGAGTATTGTAAAGGAGCATTAAATCTAATACTCTCTTTTGTTTCTGATTCACTACCACCTTGCGATACAGAAGTAGTTGAAACTGATATGTTTGAAAACATTCCAATGTTACCTGCTGGTGAAAATGTCTTAGCACCATTTGATTCTGCTTTATTGGTAACAATATATTCCATTATAACAATATTACCTGTTGATAATTTTTTACCAAGTACACCATCACCAAAGGTTACACAATACTTACCTGTTTCTGTTTCATTTAAAAAGTAAACGGTAGAAGTATCAGTTAATTTTGTTAAACCTGTAACCGAAGTATATGTTGTTTGAGTTGTTTCTGTTAAACTTGTTTGAACTTTTATTTTTAGTGTTGTTGTATCAGCATTAACACTAGGTATTAAAAACTTTTGGTCGGGATCTTGCGTATCAACCGTATATCTATATGTAATTGGTGTTCCTTCATATAAGGTTACATTTGAAAACTTAAATACACCATCAACAGGTGTAATTGTAATTTCATCATTAGTAATATAGTTGTAAGCAGTACCATCAACAGCAGTTGTAAAGGTTTGACCTTTATTCATTGTCAAAGTTGTTCCTGTTGCGTCATTAACGGTAATGTCAACTGAAGCAGTTGGAGCTTTTGCTGAAGAAGGAGTATAACCTAACATTTTAGCAAGTGAAACTACATTAGCTCTTACATCAGCAGAATCTAAATACATTTCATTTGCTAACATATTAGCATTGAAACCTAGATAGTGTGTATTGTATGCTAGTGTATCTAATAGTACAGAAAAACCAGAACCTTCAAAATTATAATCTGAAAATTCTGCTTGATTTTGTAAAAATACTTTTAAGTTTGCTTTTATCTGGTCAAAATCTAATTCCGAAATATCTAGTTTGGTGCTTGCCATTATTCTTTCCTAATTATTAATCAAAGTAAGTTTTTGATAACTCACCTCGTTCTACCGTTGTGCCTTTTTTTCTACATCTTATATAAACTTGTACCGTACCACCACCTGGTTTAGTATATGTTCTAATTCCACTAGCGATTACTGAATTAGCGCCATCTGCTGAATCTGGATATGTATTTGCTGCCGTAGCAGTATTTTCATATTGCCATATTGAATTACTTCCTGGTACATCTACCCACGCCATATTATCTTAACCTTTGTAAATATGTTTCTACTACTACTGGAGTTGAAATACCAATAACATAGAAACTGATTTGTATATGGTATCTGTTTGCGTCTTCTTGTGGTTGAGCAATAACATTTACTATCTTTGCTCTTGGTTCAAAGTTAGTTAAAACTTCTATAACTTTTCTTTCCAAGTTTAACGCAGTTAGAGGTGTCATATTTTCAAATAACAATCCTCTTACATCACTACCTATTTCTGGATGAAATGGTCTCTCATAATGATTAGTTTGTATTAAATTCTTTACACTTCTTTTTACAGCATCCACATCTTGCAATTTAACTATATCCGAGGTAACAGGATTTCGGGTAAAATCCAAGTCTAAATCAGAATATAACCGATTTACTCTATCTTTATTTTTTAAACTAGTTGAATCGTAAAATGCCATAACACTTATATTTATACACTAACCAGCAAACACATTAGGACTTCCTGCTGCCACAGAAGTACATCCTGATATTGCGTCACCTATTCTTCCACAACCTACACCATTAACAAATACGGTAGTTGAACCTACTGCTATTGGTTGAGCGTGTGATGGACAAGGTACACCTGGATATTTGTGTCCTGTATTAACATCACCTTGTCTACTAACAGCAATACCGTTGCAAAATACATTTGCACTACCTACTGCTCTAGTCATACCAGAACAATGGGTAACATCAGCGTCTCCTATCCTCGTAACCGCAGGCATTCTCTCTCCATTAATTGTTT